GGTCTTGAGCCCACGCCACTGTGATGGCGTAAGTGCTTGACCGTCCTCCACGGCCTGCTTTAGCTGTTTGATGGTGAGGGCTCTGGCCACCGCAGCGAACAGGTCAAAAGCAAAGAACGACTTGCCCGAACCGGAAGCCCCGTAGATGACGCCTAGGTTGGCGTTTGGTATCAGGCCCTTGATGATCCACGAAGCCTTTTGCCGTAGCATGAACTCCTTGGCATTCTTGACCCTGAACCGGTCCTCCGACTTTTTTATTTGTTCGGCCACCTCCGGGTCGCTGGTGAGGTCGTCAAAGTCGGCCAGTATGGAATCCTTGGTGATGGCCTTGGGCTTGGCCTTCTGGCAATGCTCGACCCACAAATACGTCATGGCCCGGTCACCGTCCTGCTGGCGGTGGGCTAGGGCGATCTCAAAGGCGTAGTCGTTGTTGGCCAGAATGGAGAACACCATGGAGTCACTGTACCCGGCGCTGTAGAGCTGGACCCCCGTGGCATGCAGCATGGCCGAGCGGTCGCCGGCGCTGTCCGGGCCATTGGTCAGGAACTCTTTGGCCGTGGGGGATATATCCATGTCCTGCACGTCAGGGATGGCCAGCTCGTGGATCAGCTCGGGCATCACCAGCGAGATGACCTTGGCGCTCGTGCGGGCCTTGCGGTACTGCGTGTACAGCCCGGTCAAGATGTCGGGGTGCGGCGTGCCCACCGGCAAGTCGCGCAGCACGTCCCCCGTGACCGTCAGGAAGCGACCCTTGTGGCCGTTGTAGACCTCAATGCCCACCGTGTTGTCCTGCACGTCCTCTGGGATGGACCCACGGGCCAGTATGCGCAGCCCCGTGCCGCTGGGACTGAGCTCGGTGTAGCTGTCCACCGAGTCGATGATCTCCTGCGCCCATGGCGCGATCTGGCCGTCTGTGATGCACCGGTCAAGGTCGATGCCCACCACGTCGGTCATGCCGGTGAGCACCAGCCCCACGCCACTGTACTTGCCCGCCCCGGTGTCAAAGGCGCGCACCGCCTCCTCAAAACTGACCCAGCGGTCGGGCTGCATGCTCGACAGGCCGTAGCCCTCGGGGCGGTAGGGCACCTTGTCCCACTTGCCGCGTTCCTCGTTCCAGATGGCCTTCCAAGGCGCCCAGCGGCGCAGGGCCTTGAGGTCGGTAGGTATGTTGCCGGGGTTGAATACCCGGCCAATTGGGGGACGCCCCTGACCTGAATTTTGCATGGCCATCCCCTCACTTCTGCCAGCCAATGAGTGTCTGCCCCTTGTGCTGGAACACGGTAAGGCGACCTACCGGCCCACAAACCTCACAATCCATATCTACCGATAAGCCATGGCGTCTACGGCTAGGGTTGTTATCCATTGAGCCATTTTGCGTAACCATAGTCCTAGTGCCGTCGCAAAAGGTGACGGGGCCGACTAAAGCGTCTTCAGTGTCGCGAGTGTATATATGCACCGAGCTTTGGTGCAGGTACGTCTCGCCGCACTTGGGGCACAGCGGGATAAAGTAATCTGATGTTGTTTCGACGAGCGGGTATGTGCTGGCCAATGTAATTGGCGCACTCTTAAGAGTCTTGGTCATGTACTTGCCTTTGCAAAGCCTTTAAGTAGAGAGGTGAGGCAGGACGGTAAAGGAGCCGTCTTTTCGGGCGCGCTGCCCTATCCTCACCAACAGTCTATCAGATGTCGTTGGGCGCCAGCAGCTCGGCCAGTGCCGGGTTGATCAGGCGCTCACGGGGGATGCCGCTGGCCTGCTCCACCGCCCTGATCCACTTGGTAGGCACGTAGCCCTTCCTGAGCATGGTGGAGACGTTCTGTTGGGTGCAGCCTAGGATGTCGGCCAGCAAGGCTTGCGAGCCAACGGCGTGGATGGCTTCTTCTATTCCGGTCATGGCGTGTTCTCGTTTGTTGGCTTGGGTTGGTTGGGCGGTATGGGCGCGGCGATGTACACAGCGCGCCACTGGGGGTTGGGGCCTACGTACCTGCGGCTGGTCCTCTCCCAGCGGTCCACGTACACGTCGGGCATGCAAAGCAGCGCCCGGCGCACGGTGTCGTTGCGCAGCCCCGTCATGTAGCAGATGGCCGTTATGGTGAGCCCGTCGGGCATCTTCCTGAGCGCCTCACGGATGTCGGTGTGGGTTGACTTACGCATGGGGTGGTGTGCAAGTGTGAATAGTGGTCAAGTCGCGTGTACGCTTACCGCAGCGAGGGCAGAAGTTTTGCTCTTGCACTGGCTGTGCTGCTTGCCATCCTGCCCATGCCCAATATGCGGCTGAGTCCTGTTCAAACGGGTTTGCAGAATCGTTGTAGTCACTGTCCCACCACTCGTTAAACGCTTTGCTGGGCGTATCCCATTGCTCTAGCTTGTCCAGCGCCGCTGCCTTTTTGCTTTTGTAGCCTGTCATGTTTGTTTCTCCTTAGATTTATTGACCCAGCACACCCAGTGGTACACGGTTCCCGAGTCATTCCAAAACCTGTCGCCCACTTTGAATAGCCCAAAGCATCGTGGGCATTGATGCGGTTTAAATAAGTCGTTCATCGGTTTTCTCCATCAAAGTTTTCAATGTGTGTCTGCAATTCAACGATGCGGGCTGTTTGACGCTCCAGCAGTGCTTCCAACTCTAAGATGCGCTTTGCCATGCGTTGCATCTCCTCAACCAGAACAGCCTCGGTGTTGTAGTCGGGTTTAAACGGCTTATTGGCGATGTACTTAACTCCATTGGCTCCAGTAACAATTCGTGTTTTCATTGCTGCTCTTGCTGCATCATGGGCTTTCATTTTTCTGTCTCCTTTTGTGGCAAGTTATATGACAAATAGCGCACAGCAGTGTCGCCATCTTTGAGCATCACAGTTATTGTTGCAGCTTGCAAATCTGTGCCGTATATCAGCATCAGTGCTTCTATTACTTTTTGCATTTCTTTGTTCATTACTTCCCCCAAATAATAAAAGCCAGCAACGTCACTGCTGCGGTCACAGCAATTACAGCAATCAATGCTTTGAATGTTTCGGACACATCGTTGTAAGGGTCAGTAACCTTTCCCCAACTTCCTCTGCTCATATACGCATCATTGGCCTCTTGTGCGCGTTGCTTGCGTATAGGGCAGTCACGCCCTTGTGTGCAGTTACCAAAGTCGTTGCAGCAATTAGTCATTTGGCATCCACCCATGTCCAACCGAGCAAGCGCTCGGTGTTGGCAATCTGCTCATCGGTGGGTTTGTGGTACATAGAAAACATAGTTTGCTGAGGCGCTTCGGCGTACAACACCCAGTACCCAACTGGAGGCGGCGAATTAATAATTGTGTATTCAGTCATTTGGCACGCTCCTTTAGCAGGGCATCTGCTTGTTCGTATGCACAACCTGCGATTTCTTCAGGCTCAAACCCTTCATGCATAAGTTCTTGCATAGCCAGCCCAGCAAAGTGGTCGCGCAATGTCATGTCCCGCGCAAAGCCGCCGGTCTTAACGTGCCAGTCGGTGTAGTCTTTTGCTATTTCGATGTTCATTTGTATTCCTCCAGTCGTGCGTTAAGGCGGGTAATTCGGTTTACGTTGTAGTCAACTATGCTTTGGGCATACTCGACCCCGGTCTCTGCTTGCAGCTTGGCCAGATGGGCCTCGGCCAGCTCGGCTGCAATTACTTCCAGCGGTGTGGGTTTCTTGAACGGCTCCTTAAACAGCTCGCGTAGTCCTATACGGCGCATCATGATGTACCCCCAACGGCCTGCGCTGCGGCTTTCTCGGCCTTCTTACGGGCGCGGTAAGCTGCGGCGTACTCGCGCTGCTTGGCCTTGGCCTTTTGACGGGTGTAGTAGGCCCGCTGGTACTCTCGGTGCTTAATACGTTTTTGCTCGGCGGCATCAAGCACCTCGGCTTTGGTGAACACCGGCTCACCCTCGCTGCGCACGGGAGCCGCGGCGTAAGGGCTTGGCTCGCATAGGCGTCGTAGCGTAGTCCCCATTTTGTCTAACCTCTCGTTTGCAAAATTCAAGCCGGTAGATGAGCTATATACCGTGCGCTCTAACAAAGACACAGCGTTATGCAAAGAATTTAGCTTAGTGTTCAGCATGTCGAGTATGGCTATGTTTTTCACGTGCATTGCCTCTAGTGCAGCGATGCGTTTGTAAGGGTTCCAGTTCATGTGGTTGTACTCCAAAAAGTTGTAGGGAAGTGAAGCATACAACAGAACTTTGTGGTTTACAACAAATATTTTTTAAAAAGTTACAGCAACTGCCCAAAATGTGATGTAAGATCGCGCCGCCACAACAATTGTGTTGTGGGTTAACGGAGATACACACATGAGCCTAGAAGACACAATCCGGGGCCTCACCGACGCAGTGAACGCCCTCAACGCTACCCTACAGAGCGCCCAAGTAAGCGTGCCTGCCTTGCAGGAGGCGCCCACCATCCCAAAGCTGCGCCCCAAAGCGGACAAGGCCGAGGCGCCATCTACAACCGTGGCGGAACCTTCACCAGCGCCCGCCACGATGACCCCGACCGCTGGGTCGTCTGACGAGGTGACCTAC